AAAAGCTATCAAACGTATGGTTGACTGGATATCAGGTATACTAAGTTCAGTTGCTAAAGGTTTCGGTGGGTTTGTTGATAAATTATACGGGGATGATAAGAAAAAAGATAAGCCGGCTGCTAAACCGGCTGCTAAACCGGCTGCTAAACCGGCTGCTAAACCGGCTGCACCCGCACCAATCGGTAAAACAGTAGCCGAACGTGAAGCTGCCGTAGACGCCGAGTTAAAGGCAAAAAAAGCAGCCCCTAAACCAACAGAGTACACGATTCAGAAAGGTGATACGTTAGCTCAATTAGCTAAAAAATACAGTACTACTGTAGAAGCATTGATGAAGGCAAATACACAAATTACTAATAAGGATTTGATTTCTACCGGTGCTAAGTTAAACATTCCAGTACAAGCAAAACCGGCTGTTGCCCGTAACACGACTTCCGCAGCACGAGATGCTGAAATGCGGACAGAACAGCAGCTTTATGAAATCCGCGCAGCAGAGAGACAAGCATCGGCTGCTAAAGTTGCTAGGACAGGTACATTTGATGCTACTTCCGCAGGCGATGCCGCCCAGTATATTGGTTCCACTTCACAAACAGAAAAAGAAAAAGCCGAAAAAGCTAAAGATAGTGCAGAAAAAAATAAAGATAGTGCATCGAAATCTGTTTCTAGTGCAAGGACAAACGAAAAAAGTGCCGCACAAACAAAGAAATCAACTGATGAATTCAAAAAATCAACCGATCAGCAAGCAAAACTAGTACTAACAGAAGCTAGCTTAATGCTAACTTTTTCTAAATCGATTCTTGCTTTTGCGATGTCAGTTAATAAGTTCAGAGACGCTATCAAAGAACTTGCGGATAAGCTCAGCACAATAACTGGCGTTACCCCGTCAGACGGAACCAGCGCAGTTTCGGGTGAAAAAATTCCTCAAAATGTTCAAGGTAACTTAGAAGCTATTGCTAAGGGTATGCGCAAAAAAGGCTTCGGTGACGAAAACTATATCAATGCGGTATTAGGTAACGTCATGAAAGAATCAGGCGGAAGGTTTGATAAACAAGAAGACCTTGCCGGATATAAAAACACAGATAATGCAAGAATAAGAAATATCTTTGGCTCTAGAGCCAAGGGTAAAACTGATGCTCAATTAGACGCTATTAAATCTGATCCAAAGCAGATGGGTGAGATGGTGTACGGGGCAGGTACTAAAATAGGTCGGCAGATGGGCAATACTGAAGCCGGCGATGGTTGGAAATATAGAGGCAGAGGCCCAATCCAGTTAACTGGTAAAAGTAATTATGAAAAAGCCTCTAAGGATATTTACGGTGATGATAGGCTAGTTAAAGACCCTGATTTAGTTTTACAACCAGCTGTAGGTGTTGAAGTAGTTGCTTGGTATATGGCACAGAGCGAAAAGAAGATGAGAAAGTCCTTAGGATTTTCGCCTGATCAAGCATTATCTAAGCAAGAGGCTGCATTACTTGCTACGAGTCAAATTGCTGGACAAAAGATTACTCGTGGCTCAGGCTTCTTAGGAACAGAAGCTCTTGGTAAAGCAGAATCATTCGCAGCAGCCATGCCTACAGGAGTAGGTGCTGGCGGCAAATTTAGCTCGGGCGGCGCCGGCGGCGCTGGCGGCGCAGCTAATGCAGCTTCAGAAAAGTTGATATCTAGTAAACCTAGCAATGTGAAGTTGGGCGATAAGACTGACTTATCGGGTATGGATTCTAACATGCTATCTAGATTCTTCACTGCTGCAAAAGAATTCGGTCAACCTGTTAATATTAACAGTGCTTACAGAGGTGATGATTATCAAGCTCAACTTTGGGTAAGAGGTAGAATTTTAGGGGAAGAAGGAATTCATACTCCTGCTAGACCAAAGAACGATACTACTATTACTTACAAAGGAAAACAGTACACTGTAGAAGGTTCAGGCAAAGGAAGTAAACACGGCCGCGGGGAAGCATTGGATATAAGTGCTGATAGGGGAGCGTTTGATCCTGTACTAGAAAAATACGGACTATATCGTCCCTTTAAACAAAAAGACCCTCCCCACGTAGAATTGAAAGCTGCGAAGGGCGGAATATTTGACGGCCCCAAATCAGGTTATCCAGTCGAACTTCACGGCGGCGAAATGGTGGCACCGCTAACAATGGACTCTATATTGATGAAGTTGGCTAAAACTCCAGCTTTATCAGCAGAGGGTGATATGTTTGAAAAGTCAATGACGGGTAACAAAGCTGCTGCTAGCGAAAATAATAATAACACAGATGCAGTTTTAAAGATGCACTCTGAATTAATAACTGTACTGACTTCTAAGCTAGATAACATGATTAGTGTACTAGATGATGGAAATGATACTCGTGATAAGATATTCAAACACAGTATGGTTTAACATAAATACTTAATAATTGAGAGCGGCATATGTCATATAAAAAGAAGTTTTTGAATAAGAGCGGGATGTCAAGTCCTATCTCCGGCATGAACAGCAATGCTGGTGCTTGGAATGGCCAAGATGGGTCAATGTCAGGTGGATATAGTAATACTGAATTTGGTTATAAAAACTATATGAGTAGACTTCCAGAAGTTTACACTGGACATCCTAATAGAATTGAGCGTTACAACCAATATGAAATGATGGATGTTGACGCTGAAATCAACGCTTGCTTAGACATTATTGCAGAATTCTCTACTCAACGTAACGAACACAACAAGACACCGTTCAGTTTTGAATTCAAAGAAGACCCTACCCCACACGAAGTAGAACTACTTACAAAGCAATTGCAGCAGTGGTGTAAGTTAAATGAATTTGATGTTCGCATATTTAAGATTTTCCGTAACGTAATCAAATACGGAGATCAAGCATTCGTTCGTGACCCAGAAAACTTCAAGTTATACTGGATTGACATGGTTAAGGTTATTAAAGTAATCGTTAACGAGAGTGAAGGAAAGAAGCCCGAACAGTATGTTATTAAAGATATCAATGTAAACTTACAAAATCTTACAGTAGCAACCAAAACAAATACTGATTTCGCAGCTAATCCAGCAACTGGATCAGGTGGAACTGGCGGCGGCGGCGCAGGCGGCGGATATACTGTTCCTTCTATGCCCTACGATAGTACAGGGTCACGCTTTACTTTAGGGCAGAGTGAGGCTGCGGTAGATTCAAAGCATGTTGTTCACGTATCATTGACTGAAGGCCTTGACAGATTCTGGCCTTTCGGACAGTCGATTCTAGAGAACATCTTTAAGGTCTATAAGCAGAAGGAACTATTAGAAGACGCTGTTCTAATCTATCGTGTACAACGTGCTCCTGAACGTAGAATGTTCAAGATTGACGTTGGTAATATGCCAAGTCACTTAGCTATGGCATTCGTTGAGCGTGTTAAGAACGAAATTCACCAGCGTAGAATCCCATCAGTATATGGTGGACAATCAATCGTTGACGCTACATACAACCCGCTATCAATGAATGAAGACTACTTCTTCCCTGTAACGGCAGAAGGTCGTGGTTCAAGTGTTGAAGTTCTCCCTGGTGGACAGAACTTAGGTGAAATTGATGACTTGCGTTACTTCAACAATCGCCTTGCTCGTGGTCTTCGTGTTCCGTCATCGTATCTTCCAACTGGCCCAGATGACAATACTACACCATTGAGTGATGGTCGTGTGGGTACTGCAATGATTCAGGAATTCAGATTCAACCAGTATTGCGAACGTTTGCAGAATTACATGGCATTGAAATTTGACGAAGAATTCAAACTATTCCTACGTTGGAGAGGCTTCAACATTGATACAAGTCTATTCCAATTAGTATTCAACCCTCCGCAGAACTTTGCCGCATATCGTCAAAGTGAATTAGACAATGCTAGAGTTGGTACGTTCACTAGTATGGAAGCGTTTCCTTATATCTCAAAGAGATTCGCACTTGAAAGATTCTTGGGTCTAACTGAAGAAGAAATCAAGCGCAACGAAAAGCTTTGGGAAGAAGAAAACAAAGAAGAAGTTACAGAAGAACCGGGCGGCAGCGATCTGCGTAATATCGGTGTATCAACTGGTGACTTTGAAGCAGATATGGAAACTGCTGATGAAATTGAATCAAGCGAAGAAATGGGCGCTGAAGGCCCAGAAGCAGCCGGCCCAGTCGGTGACGCTGGCGGAGAGGCAGTTCCTGGCGGCGCAGCCGGCCCCGTAGGCGGCGGCGGAATGCAAATCTAAAAGATAAATACATTCATGAATCTACTAGAAATGTTTGACGCACCTATTAACGGGATGCAAGATGTCAATGATGACAATAGTAAACCTACCTATCGAACATCTAGAAAAACAAAACTAACTCTAAAACAAATTCGCAAACTTCGTAGAATGCTAGATGTAAGAAGCTACGAAAAGCAAAAATATTTAGGCAATGTTCGTAAGCAATACGGTGCAAAACCAGAAGAAGCAGCCGGCGGCCCCGCAGCATAAAGCATATCTAAATTAAAAACTCAAAAAATACATAGTTATTGAGTGTTTTTCCTGACTACGGCATAAGTAAGTCTACACAAAGCCATTTGTATCAGGAGAAATTATAATGGATCATAAGAAATTTGAAAAGTTAATGGATTTAGTCATTAACGAAAATGCGGATCAAGCCCGCGAATTATTCCACGAAATCGTTGTAGAAAAGTCAAGAGAAATCTTTGAGTCAATTATGGCTGAAGAAGAAGAAATGATGGACGACGAAGACATGATGGAAGGTGATTACGGCGATACCATGGAAGATGATGGTATGGGCGGCCAAGTAGGCGATCTAATGGACGAAATCACTGCTGAAGAATCAGGCGTCATGGAAGAAGAAGACGAAGAACTAGACTTCACCGATGGCGAAGACGATATCGAACTCGGCGCTGAAGAAGACTTCGGTGACGAAGGCGGCGACGAAAATGAAGACGCTATCATTCGTATCGAAGACAAGCTTGACCAGTTGATGGCCGAGTTTGAAGATATCATGGGCGGTGGCGCTGATGATGACATGGGCGGCGAAGAAGACTTCGGTGACGAAGGCGACGCAGACATGGACTTCGGTGACGAAGAAGATGAAGAAGCTATGATGGAAGCTGTACAGCTTAAGAAAGTTTCTGTAACTCACGGCGATAACGGCGTTCAAACTAAGAGCCCAGGACTTCAGGGTTCAGGTCAAGCAGGAATGGACAGTCACCCAGTAAAGTTCTCTGGCGCTGCTGAATCAGTTCCTACTGCTCCTAAAGCTCCAAGCAACTTCTACTCAAAGGGTGAAACATCTGTAAAGGGTGCAGGTAACTTCAAGAACAGTCCAGGTAAGGATAACTTCAAGGACAAGGGCGAAGCAGCTCCTAAGCCAAAGCACGGTGATGACGGCGCACACACTCGCAGCCCAGTAGCAGAGTCACGTAGACCTGCTCGTAGACCAGCTCGCTAATAAGGAATACTGAGAGAATGGCTTTGTATCTCAGAGAAAATCTCACCTTTGATAGAGCAGGCATGGTTGTCGAATCTATCAAAGAAGAGGGCGCTGATTTTAAGACCCTCTATATGAAAGGGATTTTCATTCAGGGCGGGGTAAAGAACGCAAATGAGCGTGTTTACCCCGTCAATGAAATCGAAACCGCTGTAGATACATTAAACAAGCAAATCTCAGAAGGCTACTCAGTTTTGGGTGAAGTTGACCACCCAGATGATCTTAAAATCAATTTAGACCGTGTATCACACATGATTACAAGCATGTGGATGGACGGAGCCAACGGTTTTGGCAAACTAAAAATTCTTCCTACTCCAATGGGTCAACTAGTAAGAACTATGTTGGAGTCAGGAGTAAAGCTAGGTGTATCCAGTCGTGGATCAGGTAATGTAAACGATATGGATGGTAGAGTCAGTGATTTTGAAATCATCACTGTTGATATCGTTGCCCAACCTAGCGCACCAAACGCATATCCCAAAGCAATTTATGAAAGTCTCATGAATATGAGAAACGGACATAAAGTGTTAGAGATTGCTAAGGAAGCACAGGGTGACAAAAAAATACAACGATTCCTTGGTGAGGAAGTAAAGCGTCTCATCAATGAACTTAAAATATAAAAGGAATCAAGAAAAATGTTAGATGCTATTAAGCCATTACTTGACAGCGGACTCATCAACGAAGATATCGGGCAACAATTAAATGAAGCCTGGGAAGTTAAGTTGACTGAAGCCCGTGAACAAGTACGTGTAGAACTCCGTGAGGAATTTGCACAACGTTACGAACATGATCGTACTGTGATGGTTGAAGCTCTTGACAAAATGATGACCGAAAATCTTTCAGAAGAAATTGCAGAATTTCGTGCTGAAAGACAAGCAATGAATGAAGACAGAGTTAAAGGACAGCTTAAGCTTCGTGAAAACGCAACCAAATTCAACGACTTCATGGTTACTAAACTAGCCGAAGAAATCCGCGAACTACGCAGTGATCGCAAAGCTCAGATGGAAGGTCAAGCAAAACTTGAGAAATTCATCGTACATGCTCTAGCCAGAGAAATTAAAGAATTCTCACAGGATAGACAAGCTGTTGTTGAAGCTAAGGTTAAACTCGTTGCTGAAGGCCGCAAGCAATTGGAAGCACTCAAAGCAAGATTTATTGCTGAAAGTGCTAAAAAAGTTAGCGGTTTGGTCGGAACACATCTCAAGAGTGAACTATCACAACTTAAAGAAGATATCCAGTCTGCTAGAGAAAATAACTTTGGACGTAAGCTGTTCGAAGCTTTTGCTAGCGAATTCTCAGTAACTTATCTAAACGATAAGGCTGAAACTCGCAAAGTTATGCAAGAGCTTAGAGCAAAGGACAACCAACTAGCAGAGGCTACAGCTAAGCTTGCAAACGCAGCTAAGTTAGTAGAAACAAAGGATCGTGAAGTTAGAATGATTAACGAATCAACTCAAAGAGCTAGGGTCATGAATGAACTTCTATCCCCGCTTAATGAGGAGAAGAAGCAAGTGATGAAGACTTTACTTGAAAGCGTACAGACACCTCGTCTACAACACGCTTTCGACAAATATTTACCAGCAGTTCTCAATACAGGTACAGTAGAAGCAATTACTGAAAAGAAGACTAATACTAAGTCTGTTATTGTAGAAGCAACTGGTAATAAAAATGCCACTATAAAAACAAATGAAGTAGATGAAACTATCGTAGATAATGTAATCGATATCAAGCGTTTGGCAGGGCTTTAATTAAAAAAGACAATTAGGAGAATATAAATGTCAAAAGTACTTTTAGAAAGCCGTTGGGGAGAAACTAAGGACGCCCTGCTTGAAGGCTTAAAGGGCAATCGCCGCTCAACAATGGGTGTATTGCTTGAAAATACAAAAAAGCAGCTTCTTGCTGAAAGTTCAGCCGGAACTACAACTGCTGGTAATATCGCAACACTAAACCGCGTTATTCTTCCAGTAATTCGTCGTGTTATGCCAACTGTTATCGCTAACGAACTCGTTGGTGTGCAGCCAATGACCGGCCCAGTTGGTCAGATTCACACTCTACGTGTGCGTTACGCTAACTCACTAACCGACACTTCAGCAGCACAAACTTCGGTAACTGCCGGTGAAGAAGCACTATCACCATTCAAGATTGCACAGGCATACTCAAGAGTTCCATCAGGCGCCACAACAACTGATGCTTACACTGGTGCCGACACTGCATCACTTGAAGGTAACGGTGGTAAGCAGATTTCTGTTCAGATTCTTCGTCAGGCTGTTGAAGCCAAGTCACGTAAGCTACAAGCTCGCTGGACTTTCGAAGCTGCTCAGGACGCTCAGT